TTTAATTAAAGCATCACCAATCATATCATCTTTGTATGTATAATTGATAAATGAAGCATTGTAACTTAATCCATATGCAATTTTTTTAATGTTTTCCGCTAAGTCGTCGGTTAAATTATCAGTATCATAATATTTTTGTAATGATTCTCTAAAAACCTTAGGCTCTATATAATAGGGCTTTTTTTCCTTTTTTGATTTGGCTTTTTTCTTTTTTGTCGACATTTTTATGATTATAGTATGTTATTATTACTTTTCAATAATATTTGTTTCGGTAAACTTAATTTTTTCTTTTTCATAGATTTCTTTTCGCTTTTCACAATGTCTAATTCCGTATCTCAGCCTATCGCAAATATCAAATATAATTAATTTTGATTTTAGGTTATGTTTTCGTAATCCTCGACCAATTGATTGCACAGTTCGTATAAAAGACTTGCCACCAGACGCAAAAATAATGTTATGGAGATTTTTAATGTTAACTCCTGTGGAAAAGATAGCGCTTATCGCCACACACACAACATTTGTATCTGTTTCCATTATTTTCTTAATTTTATCACGTTCTTCAACGTCTACCTCACCTCTAATAAAGTATATCTGTTTATTTTCCAGTATATCTAGGTATTCTTTTAGTAACTCCCCATGTTTAATGTGATTTACAAGAATTAATGTATTATTGTCAAGCTTATCACACAGTTTAGTGAGGAATTCGTTCCTAAACGGGCTTTCATAAATAAAATCCAGCTCTCCACGGTAGTGATCATCAGTATCATACCTTGGAACCGTGTCATACTCTAAATTTAGCACTTTTACAGCTACATTAGCTAAATAATCTTCTATTCTTAGTTCGTAACTTGTTTTCTCATATATAACTGGTCCCAGTTTCCCTATGATTGACCACTTATCTAGGTTATTTTCAGGTAGTGTACCTGTAAATCCGTATTTGTTAGGTGTTCTTATCCTAGATACTATTTTACTAATCTTATTTGATGCTTTTATCTTATGACACTCATCAACAATAAGTAGATCTATGTGTTTTAACCAGTCATTCTGTTCAAAACGACTTTGAACAATGCCAATATTGCAAATTATAACATTTGCTGTGAGATCCGGCTTAGTTTTACCTGTCCACTTAGTTATTTTAAAGGTAGTACCACAATTTAAGAACTCATCATATGTTTGAGTCACTAATCCCAAGTCAGGCACAAGCACTATACACTTAAATGTGTCTTTATCACTACTATCTCTAAAGTAATTCTCAATTAATGCCGCGGTTGTAAAGGTTTTACCGGCTCCAGTACCCAAAACACATGTGCCTCTACCTATTTTAAGTGCTTTATTAACAACATCTTCCTGATATTCTCTTAAATCAAACGCAAAGTCCTTATAAAGATCTATATCTTTACCTACTTTTAGTACCTTTTGAAGTTTATCACTAGTAGCTGTCTCTTTTTTACCTAAAAACTTTTTTATCTCCCAATATAGACCTATTTCACATGCACCTGCACTAGTAATAGCATATTTTCTAGGTGGTATGTATCGACCATATCGCCTGCCATAGCGTGCTGCATCATTTACAATGCTAAAATGCTCTCTTACACGGTTAAACAGATCTAAATCTTCTGTCTTTAATAGAAGCTTACGTGTAGATGGGTTGTAATCAAAAGTTAGCATTAATATTGCTCCATTTTGTTCATATCGATAACGTTTTTAATCTCCCAATGCATGTTACTAAGAATCTTTTCCACCTTTTCCAAATATTCTATAATAGTATCTTGTTCTTGTATACCTTTATTAAGTTTAACTACTGATTCATACCTCTCTGCAGCTGTTTCAGCAGATGTTTGATTAATACGAACAGGGGAATCTTCAATTACCTTCTTAACTAGATCCTTTTTAAGCTTTCGCTTTTCAGCAATAAGATCATTTCGCTTAATTTTTGCGTCTATTAGCCGCCCTACCCAAAAATGCTTACGAGCTGGGAGTTTTTGCTGTTGTTGTTTAAGGTTTAAATCATTGAGTACTAGATCTTCTCCGATCTCTTCCATGTACTTCTTTAGTAATTTCACAATATTATTATAAATATACTTATAATGGAATCAACTGGTAGATTTGAACAGCTATTCTTTAAGATACTAAGAGAAAATAATACTGCCGGTGGCGAGGGTTCTCTAGGGAGTGGTAGTGGATTTAATCCCAGTAAAGGTGAAATAGATTCATCTGATTGGTATGCACCCGGTGATGCGAGAATTCCAAAACTTTTAGGAAAG